TTGGCTTTCCGCTTGCGAGTTTTGCCCTCCGCTGTCGGCTCAGAGTAAATCACCGTGATCTCTTCGGCCCTCGAACTCAACGTGTAGGCGTCCGCATTCTCAGGGTCAGTGAGCCACTCGTGACAAGCATTCGAAAGCAAATTCACGCGACGAAAACACGCCGACAGCTCGGATTTCAAATCGATCTCGCGCCGCTCGTTGTCACGCTTGAACGCTTTCTCGACTCGGGCAGCCAGGTGCTTTTTCTTGTGGTCGCGAATGTTTCTCTCGGAGGCAAATCCGTATTTCTGGGCGAGCTTGATACCCGAGATCTGGCCACGGATGATCTCCATGTCGATCTGTTTGGCCTTCGGGTGAGTGCAGACTGTGCAGTTTAAGCCCATCGCGGTTTTCTCTCGAAGTCGGAGGGCGCCGAAGAGAGCGGGCAAGTGCACTGCTCCGGCGCCGACCACTGAATACGAACAACGCGAGATTTAACACAAGCGCGGTCCGATTGCAATAAAATTGCGGATTCCGAAGGGAGTCCGACAGCCGAGTACAGCCAGATTTGACCAATAGCGCCAGCCCTGTGGGAAACCTGTGGAAAACGGTTCTCAGGACATCCTACGCCGCCGCGCTTAATAGATCGCGCGCGTACGCGCACATGCGAGGATTCTCTTTTCTCCCGTGCGGTCATACAATTAGCCAAGTCCAAGGCTGTCTGCTATGCTCCCGGTGCCAAAGATTGCTCCCAGGTCGGTCTCCGTTTCACGGTGGCCGTTTCTACGTTCCAACCTAACCCTTAATTCGGCTTCGTGGAATCTTCTCGGCAGTTCACATCGTGAATGTTGCGGGCGCTTACGAAATAGACAGGATTGCCGATCGAAGGCCGGAGTTCTACAGTCCCATCTCCGTCGCCGCAAGCAAATCGCAGACAGCCGACGGATGATCGAGGAACCTTGTGCGCCTTCCCGGGATTCCCGGAAGTCGCCCGATTCCCTGTTTTGGGGACGCCGAGGGGAGTCCGAAGGGGGTCGTGGCTTGATTTTTGTCATACGCCGCTATCCGCCAAGCTGAGTCACCTCAACCACCATCTCGCGATACGCGTGCGCAAGTTCAAAAACACCCCAGAGCGTGATGAACGACACCGCGCTGGAGATAAAAATCAAGAGCAGGCAGCCGCAGCCCGGGCGCAGAGTTTCGCCTGCGGAATTGGGGATGTCGTCGGCGTTGGTCAACTTGGCTCTTCCTCCTTCGGGAGCGACCCCCATCGAGTTCGCGCGGCCTTCACCGCGATCTCTGTACGCCGCTCGGCGGACAGCGAGGCCGCTCTGGCGGGACCACCTTTTTTGCCGCCCTCAGATCCCGTTCGCGCCGCGTATTCCTCTTCGATTTTCCCGATCAGGCACGCGAAATGATGGACCTTTCGCGTCTTTCCGGCGTGCTTGCGTAGATAGCAATTTTGCGCGCAGAAACGGCGCACGCAGTTCTCGAAGTATTCATCGACGATTGGGTTGTGGTTCACTGCACCCACACAATCCTCGTCGCCTTTCGAAGACGAACGAGTCTGCTTTCGCACTCATCGCACCAGCCGCTAAGCTTCGCCAGATCGGCCGTCGCGATCGTGTAGGGCGTTCCACAGCCGCGGCAGCGAAGCGTGAGTTTGAGAGGGCGACGGATTCTCACGAGGCCTCTTTTTCCCGATCCGGTTTCGGCTCTTCGTCACGCTTGATCTGGGCGAGATCAGCCTGGCACTTGCGACAGTTCGCGACGCGGTGAATGTCGTCAGGATCGTAATCGTGCTTCTCACTGCTCATACAGGCCTCGCTCTCTCCACAGGTTTTCAAATCTCACGCAGGCGCCTTGAAAGCCGACCTTGACGAATTCGGGAGCCGGCCCCTGGCGCTGCTTGCTGACGATTACGTCGGCGAGTGCGGCGTTCTCGTCCGTGCGCTCATAGGCGGCATCGCGATGGATGAACAACACGTTGTCTGCGTCCTCCTCGATGTTTCCCGACTCGCGCAAATCCGACAGCTGTGGCATTCTTGGCTTGCCCTCTTTGACCGAGGCACGGGAGAGCTGAGAGAGGGCGATGACCGGAATATCGAGTTCGCCACTCACGTCTTTGAAAACCTTCGTCGCGTCTCCCAACTCGTGCCGCAGTTCGCGTTTCGCACTGAACTTCAATCGCGTGAGGTAATCGACGAACGTTATGCCCACGCCTCGTTGCTGTTTGTACCTGCGAAGCCTCGAGCACACTTGCTGCGCGGTGAGTCCTCGCGTGTCGTCGATCACCAGCGGGAGAACCGCGAGATCCGCCTGAGCCTCTCGAACGCGGCGAAGATCATCACCGTAAACCTGGCGATACCGGATCGCCTGCAGCGGTACTCCGGAGCGCATCGAAAGCAGTCGTTGAGTCAGCGTGGCAAGGCTCATCTCGAGCGAGAAGAACGCGACTGGTAGGTTCTGCAGTGCGCAATGTAGAGCGAGCGCGAGTCCGAAAGCGGTCTTGCCGTTCATCGGCCGAGCTCCGACGATCGTCAGGGTTTCACGCTCGAAGCCGATCATCACGCGATCGAGATCCACAAGGCCGCTCCCGACTGCGTCCGTCGGTGCACCGGTCTCGAGCAATCGAACCTGCTCTGCTGCGACCTCGCCCAGAGCCCGGACATCGCCGGTTGTGACACCCTGCGATTCATCGGTCAGCCGCGCAACCGCGTTCTCTGCGTACTCCACCGCTTCGACTCCAGTCACCTCGCCGTCGAGTGCGTGAGACATAATCGCATTGCCGATTTGAACAGTTCGACGTTGCAGGTATTTCGACCGAATCCGCTCCGCATACCACTGCTCGTTTTGCACCGGCATCCCGTCGATGAGCGATGCGATCCAGGTGGCTCCACCGATCGATTCGAGCGCTCCGACGTCGTGAAGTCGGGCTCGTATCGTGCCGAATTCAATCGGCTGACCTTCGGCCTTCAGGTCCAGCATTGCCTCGTACAGGAGTCGGCAGTGACGGTCGTAGAACTCCGGCAATGCGGTATCGATTTCGTCGAGAAGTGCTGGCCGCTGCAGAAGGACTCCCAAGAGCGATTGCTCAGAGTCGGGATCCGAGGGCATTCCGTGTTCGAGTAATTTATCCATCGGGTTTCTTACCTTTCGCGGTCTGGATTCGATCGATCACGTCCTGGTTGGAATAGCGAGGCGGCGGATCGGGACCAGCGCGCCCGAGAAAGGCCGCTATCCGGTCGTCAGCTGACCCGGTGTTGTAGATCTTCCTCGCAAAGCCTTCCCGGTTTTTCAGGTTGGGCTCCGACTCAGCAAAGGCCCGTGCCTGTTCCAGGGAAAATTTAGACCGACCAGCCCCGTTGGTTGGTAGGGTTGGTTTTTCTTTCTGCCTACTACCAACTTCAGGAGGATTACCCTTCTGTTCGGTTCTCTTCTGTTCTGTTCTGTTCGGTTCGGTTGGCCGGGAATTTCCGGGAATTTCCGGGAGTGGCGGCTCCGGAATGCGCGATTTGGTTCTCTTGTGTAGCCCGCTTTGATGCTCATCGAAGTTCGTAACCTGTAGGTAGCGCTTACCTTGCACCACGTAGAGCACGATTAGTCGGACAGCGGCCAGCGCTCGCAGCGCCTCTTCGAATTCGGTCTCCGAATGCGGCGACACGGGAAAAACCCTATGCTTGATCGTGAACGCGTCGGAGTCCATTCGGCCAAAATCGTCACAATTTACTACAATCAGTGGATAGAGCGCCTGGCAGAAATCACACAACGCCCCAGCCGCCGCCGGCAGTTCTGAAAGCTTCCGAGAACTTCCAAGGCTGATGCTGATCATCCGCCCACGTGGCATCCCCCAACCCCTTTCTCTACTCGCTCCCCTCTTCGGGCTCGCTCTCCGCGGTCGCCGGGTCCTCGATCGTGATCACCTTGATCTTTCGCTCGACCTTGGACTTGATCTCGATCCGGATCCCGCCGGACTCGTAGACAGACTTCTCGTGCTTGTCCATTAGATCGAAGAGAAAGTCCTTGTCCTGCTTCTCAATCTTGCCGGCGCGAAGTCGGTCGTCACGCGAGGCGGCGTAGCTGCCGGCAGCGTCGATCAGCTCCTGAATGACCACTTCCTCCATCCCGGGAAGAGCCTGGTCGACGGCGACCTCGCGCCGATCTCCTGGCTTGGGTACCAGTCTCGGCCCCTGACCTTTGGCGGCAGGCACCTTCTGGCCCTCCTTCTGCGAGAGTTCGTCCGCGGACATCTCAAATCTATCGTCGGAATCCTTCTCTTTTGCTGCTTTGCTCATCTCTCGTTCCTCCCTCCGTTGTGGATTATCGTTATTGTGATAACTTCGGATCTCCAATGCTGGCCGTATGATTTCTCAAGAACGCTCAGTTACGGCATTTGGTGCTATCGCGATTGTGATAGCTTCACCGTCGCTCACTTAAAGCTCCTCGCGACATAGTCCCATTTGCACTTCCCGCACGTCTTCTTCCGCTTCCCGCCGCTCGGAAAGAAGTTCCCGCAACGTCGACAAGTAAGCTGCTCCGTCAGCCCCAGGAGTGACCGCGCTCTTTCCCGCCAGCCGGGAGTGCCGGTCAGAGCATCGCGAAGGATTGCGACTGCCGCGGTGTCACTGATGACCAGCTGCTTGCGCTGACGCAGATCCTCGGCAAGGCGTTCGTTCGTCTTGATGAGCCGGCCGACGATGGTGCTGATCACGCGCGAGGCCTTATGGAACTGTCCTTCGAGGATGGTCAAAGACTGCCTCCCTTCCCGTACAGCGCTCTCCGGACTCTCAATTCGGTTCCGCGCATCGACCATCTCTCACTCGCGGGAATCTCATAAGGCGGCGCCGGTCCCATGTTGAAGAGCAGCGAGCGCGCCTGGCGTATCTGATTAAGAAGAGGCCTATTGAAGCTCTCGCTGGGGCTGCCGGCGGAATCACCGCGGAGCTGCGGATCCGTTCGTTTTCGATGTGCCTGCACGGCGAGGCGCGCAAGCTGTCTGGCTGTTGGTGTCTTCAGTGTCATGTGCCTTGTTCCTCGGCTAGTTGCCAGTCGGTGCGACTGAACCATTCGACTTTCATCGTTGCTGGACTAATGGACCAGCGAAGGAAATCCGCAACGATGTAAATGGAATTGTTTAGCCACTCTGGGAGTCGCACTCGCCTCCCCGCCTTCATCTGCTCCAGCGCCCAGGCCCACGAGCCGACTGCGGGCACCGTGAGCGCGGCAAGTTCGGCCTTCAGTTCGGTGATGGGCGAGGAACCAAACAGCTTGATCTGGTACTGCTCGCAGCCGTCGCAGAAGTGATCCCGATCGGCGTCGTTCAGGTCGTGGCAGAGGTTCTGAAACTCTTCCGGCGTAAAGTCGCCCCGTTTCAGTCGATCAATCTCCTCACCGCGCATCCCCGCAGTAGCCGTAAGGCAGATAGGACACGCTCCTTCGTCCACCCACTCAATCATTCGTTCGCGGGGATGACGACAGCCCTCGATGACGCGCAAAGGCTCGTGGGCCTCCAATCCTTTGTAGTGTTGCGCAATGATCTCGGCCGACACTGGCGACAATGTGGACACCCTCGCTTGTCGGCCTATGGTTGCCGAGTAGTAGTACTCCCAGGGCGGCAGGAACTCCCAATCGGTTTCGCCGTCGTGACGTGCAGCGTTTAAAATTGCCGTGATCTCTTCAGGTGTCATCGTTTGCCCTTCGTCTTGGCAGGCTTCTTAAACTCGTTGTCCAAATCATCGGCACCGCACCATCGGCCTTGAATCTCGTCCGCGTCTTTGGGATAACTGGCAGTTGCGCCCGGGCAGGTCTGTGCAGATGGACGCCCAAGAGTCGTGGCGATTGCTCGCGAAGCTGAAGGCCTGTACGGTGCCGTCCGGCCACAGGAGAACGTATCCGAACTGAAGGACTCTCCCGTCGCGATTGAACTCTTTCATCTTGCGACCTCCGGAAAGAACGAACTCAGCACGCGCTCAAAGTTGTCAGGCTGGTCCATATCAAAGCGCCCGGTTTCTTCGGCGTTACAGGCGACCACTCCGCAGTAGCAATCGAACGTGCCGCAGTCGATGCACCACGTTGGCGGATCGGAATGCTGTAGGCGATGCTCTTTCACTTTGAAGCCTCCGGTCCGAAGCAGTGATCGGGGACGTCAAAAAATCCCTGTCTGCCCACATAGGGGATCGGCCTCTTGAATGCGACAGGATTCTGG